ATCAAGCGTGATTTGAAAACAACCAAGAAAACGGAGGTAACCAATGGCTGAGACCTTTTTGCATGGGGTTGAGGTGCTTGAAATCGACGATGGTATCCGCCCGATCACCACGGTGCGTTCCAGCGTCATCGGCATGATCGGCACCGCGCCTGATGCCGATGCAACCGCATTCCCACTTAACACGCCGGTGCTCATTGCCGGTAATCGCACCGAAGCCGCCAAGCTTGACACTGTAGGTGATAGTGCAGGCACGTTGCCTGACGCTATGGACGCTATCTTCGACCAGTGTGGGGCCGTCGTTGTTGTTGTCCGAGTTGACGAAGGCGCTGATGAAACAGCCACGCTGACCAATGTGGTTGGTGGTGTTGATGCCGGTACTGGGCAATATCAAGGTGTGCAGGCATTTCTTGCCGCAGAATCCATTCTTGGCTATGCGCCTAAGATCCTCTGCGCGCCGGGATTCACCAGCCAACGGCCTGCCACACTGGCTAACCCGGTTGTTACTGAACTGCTTGGCATTGCCGATCAGATGCGTGCCGTCATCATTGCCGACGGACCCAATACCAACGACACAGACGCACAGACCTGGGCTTCTGATTTTGGCAGCAAGCGAGTCTATGTCGTCGACCCTGGTGTCAAGGTATGGGACGAAACCACCAGCGCCTACATTGACCAACCTGCATCAGCCCGTGTCGCTGGCATGATCGCCAAGAGCGACAACGAGCGTGGTTTCTGGTGGTCACCGTCCAACCGTGAAATGTACGGCATCGGCGGTACCACCCGCGCTATTGATTTTACTCTGGGCGACGCCAACAGCCGCGCCAATTTGCTCAACGAGCAAAACATCGCCACCATCATCAACCAGAACGGCTATCGGCTTTGGGGTAATCGCACCCTGTCTGCAGACAGCAAGTGGGCATTCCTCAGCGTTGTTCGCACGGCAGACATGATCAACGAAAGCATCCTGGTTAACCATCTGTGGGCTGTCGATCGCAACATCACCAAGACCTATGTCGAAGATGTTCTCGAAGGCGTCAACGCCTACCTGCGCAACCTCAAAGCCAAAGGGGCCATTCTTGGTGGTGAGTGCTGGGCCAATGAAGAATTGAACACCGCCGACCAGATCGCCGCCGGTAAAGTCTATTTTGACTTTGACTTCACCCCGCCGTATCCGGCAGAGCACATCACGCTCCGTAGTCATCTGGTAGACGATTACATTGAGGAGGTCTTCGCATGATTGCCGAAATCCTGAAAAACATGAACCTGTTCATTGATGGTCGTGGCTATGCCGGAGTCACCGACGAACTCACCCCGCCCAAGCTCACAATGAAAACCGACGAATACCGGGGCGGCGGGCTTGATGCCCCGGTTGAACTCGAAGTCGGTATGGAGAAATTGGAGGCCGGTTTTACCTTGTCGAAATACGACAGCGACATCCTCAAGCAGTTCGGCCTGGCTCCAGGAAACCAAGTTCCTCTGGTGTTCAGAGGCGCGATCGAAACCGAGGAAGGCGACGTGAAAGCGGCCGTCATCAACCTGCGCGGCATGCTCAAAGAACAGGATATGGGGACCTGGAAGCCTGGAGAACGTGCCACGCTCAAAGGCACAATCGCCGTGCGCTACTACAAGCTGACCCTTGACGGCGAGGTGATCCACGAAATCGACGCCGAGAACATGATCCGCATCATCGGTGGTGTCGACCAGCTGGCTGGTCAGCGCGCCGCCCTTGGTATGTAAATAGACCTTTAAAAGGAGTTTAAAGCAGTGAAAAAAATCATTTTGAAATATCCCGTCACCGTCGATGGGCAGGAACACCAGGCCATCACTATTCGCCGTCCTCGCGTTAAAGATCAACTGGCAGTGACAAAAATGAAAGCCAGCGAAGCTCAACAGGAAGTGTGTCTGTTTGCAAACCTTACTGAAGTATCGCCAGCGGTTATTGAAGAGCTTGATCTTATTGATTACCAATCACTGCAGGATACCTATCGCGGTTTTTTGACGCCCGACCAGGAGACCTCAAGCGAATAGTCGTCCTGGTCAATAGCTACACCCATTGGTCTTACAGTGATTTGATTGGGATGGAAGTCGAGGAACTGATGGACTGGTGGAACGTTATTAAGGATGTTCACAAGAAGAAGTAGCGATGAAAAACTGTGCTGGAGGCCATAGAGATCCTCCAGCACAGAGCAGGTTTAACCGAGAATTGCTGGCTTTGATGTGGTTCGCTCTTTCGGTTGAACAAGCTGATGCATCAGGTTGGTCAAGATCCCCACTGTAAAAGCTGTTGGGATGCAGAGAAAAAGAGCACAGATAAATCCAAGAAAGAAAGCGGTGGACAACGCTTCACAATGTGGTACCGCGATGAAGGTTGCTCCACACCAGATGGCAATAAAAATGATATTTGCCGGGAAGAATTGACGCATGGACAAATCCTTATCAATAGGCGTAGTCGTTGGTGCCACGCTGGCCGCCAGTTTTCCTGGTGCGATCAGTGGCGCTAAACAACAGATTAACACGCTTGGCGCAGCAATAAAAGATTTGTCCGGTAAGCGTGGGCTGATCGAGCGTTTTGAAAAAGACCAGGTCGCCATTGAGAAAACCCGGTTGAAATTAAGCCAAGCGCAAAAAGAAGTCTTGAGGGTCAAGGCTGCTTTGCGAAAAGATTCTAAAAACAGCGGCCTGGCAAAAGATCTTGAGGTGGCTCAACGGCAATCTGAAAAGCTGTCAACGGCTCTTGAAAAACAGCGGGACAATTTGCAGAAAAGCCAACGGGCCATGGTTAATTCTGGTGTCAGCGTTAAAGATGTTGCCCATGAATACACTCGCCTTGGCCGCGAAATTGAAAGAACCGAAGCAAAGTACGCCCGCCTGAAAAAGCGTATGTCGCAACGTGATGCCGCCAAAGGCCGTGTCATGGATATGCGTGGTGAAATGCTCGGTGCCGCAGGCCTGCTCTATGGTGCCGGTAGTCTGGTCGGCGAGGCCATGGATTTTGGCCGCAGTGCGACACGATTATCCACCGTCATGAACGCCGAAAACGTCGGCAAGGAACTGGCGAAATCGCGCCGTCATGCCTTGGCCTACGCCCGTAAAAGCCTTGCCAATGAAACCGATCTCCTCAATATCGAGTATGCCCTGAACTCTGCCGGGCTGGATGCGGCAACGGCCCGTGCCGGATCTGAAATTGTTTCAAAAGTTTCAACCATCACTGAAGGTGCTGCGGAGCAGGTTGGTGAAGTTGTGGCGACCACCTTTAATAATCTCGGTGGGGCACTTGAAGGCTCTACCGTTGAGCGTCTGCAGCGCATTGGCGATGTGCTGACAAAAACACAGTTCAAATTCCAGCTACGGGATTTCTCACAGCTTGGCGAATCGTTCAAAATGGCAACCCCGGCCTTGGCGCAATACAACGTCAACCTGGAGCAGGGTGCAACACTGCTCGGTGCGTTGAACTCTGCCGGACTACAGGGGAGCATGGCGGGAACGGCTCTGACTGCAACTTTCCGTAACTTGTCCAAGGCTTCAGAAGAGTTTGGTTTCGATATGTCGCGTGGTTTCGATGGTGGCCTTGATGTCATTGCCACGCTTCAGGCCATGTCAGACGCCATCGGTGGTTTTGACAACATGGAGCAATCCACCATTGATGATCTGCAACGTGTCTTCGGTGACGAAGGGATCAGGATGGTGTCACTGCTTGGCCCAAAGTTGCACGAACTATCAGAGGCACAAAAGGATGTCGCTGACAGTTCCAGGGGCATTGTCGATGCCAGCTATCAGAAGTTTATGGACGATGGCCGCGGGCAACTGACTCTTTTCACAAGCAATGTCAGGACACTTGGTCTGGCCTTTGCCGGGACTTTGCTTCCGGCTGTAAATGCGGTGTTACGTCCGATTACCGGCATGGTTGGCCATATCGGAATATTTGTCGAAAAATATCCAGCAGTAAGTAAGTTTATCACCGGAGCCGTTGTCGGGTTCACCCTGTTTAAAGGCGCGTTGATGGCTTCAGCGGCAGCCCAGTGGGCGTTTAACGCGGCAATGATGGCCAATCCGATCGGGCTTATTGTCGCTGCACTGGGTGGGGCTGCGGCGCTGATTGTTCACTATTGGCAGCCGATTACAGGGTTCTTCAGTTCCATGTGGTCCGGCATTAAGAGCCTGTTCAGTCAGGGCGTGGGATTTTTGACCAAGATCTGGGAGCGTAGCCCTGTCGGCTTGCTGTTTAAAGCCGGACAAAAACTGGCTGGATTCATCGGTGATCTGTTCGGAGATGACGACGATCCTCAACCAGGTGTTGATGATCAGCTTCCAGGCGATAGTCGTTCTGACTCTGGCGTGAAAGTCGGTGCCAGCATGTCACCTCGGTCTCAGCGCCAGCGCACAAATGTCAGTCCTGCAGGTTTGGCCGCCGAGATCGCCAGTGCGCAGCCAGCGCAACAGGCCGTGAATCAATCAACCAGCATCTCAGCGCCGATCACCATCCACGCCACACCCGGCATGGACGAACAGGCCGTGGCTCAAATAGTCACTGACCATTTGACTGAGCAACAGCGCCGTGCAGAGGCCAGACAGAGAGGAAATCTCTATGACTGAAGTCATGATGGCTCTGGGTGAATTTCGCTTTTCTTTGGATACGGCAGCCTATCAAAACCTGCGGCGTAGCGTTGCTTACCGCTGGCCGATCCAGGAACGTATCGGGCGTGCTCCGGCGCGCCAGTTTGTTGGTAAAGGTGATGAAACAATCACCCTTGAAGGAATCATTTATCCAGAATTTAAAGGCGGTTTAAAGCAGATCGACAAGATGCGCGAAGTCGCAGGAACAGGCCAGCCGAAAATGATGACCGACGGCACCGGCAAAGTATGGGGCAAGTGGTGCATCGAGAGCATTGACGAAAAACAGGGGACGTTCTTCGCCAACGGTATCCCACGTAAGCAAGAATTTGCCCTGCGTCTTGGATTCTATGGGGAGGATAGCTGATGCAATACCGCACCAAAGACGGTGATGTCCTCGACGCCATTTGTCACCGCTACTATGGATCCACGTCAGGCATTGTTGAGCAAGTGCTTGTTGCCAATCCGGGCCTTTCGGCATACGGCCCCGTTTTGCCGGGTGGTCTGATTGTCACCCTGCCGGATATTAGCGTTACTGAAGAGCAGACCGTTGTGAGGTTGTGGGACTGATGACACCAGATTTTAAAATACTCGCCGACAGCACAGATGTCACCGCGCAGATCCGCGATCGGTTTGTGTCAATGGATATCACCGATCAGGCTGGCATGGACAGCGACACGGTCAAAATAACCCTGGATGATCGCACGCCACACATCGAGCTGCCGCGTACCGGGGCCGAATTGACCGTGTCCCTCGGCTATGCATCAACCGGCCTGGCCCGCATGGGCCTCTACGTCGTCGACGA